GAACCATATTCAAATACACCATCTTATAGAGTTGGATTAAACATTGATGAACAATTAATAAATGCAAAGAATGATGATTCGTTATATGACAATGCAAGGGGTTTTTCTAATTTTGCTGCACCAGGTGCTGATAGACTAAAAATTACAACAACCTTAGCTAAAAAAAGTTTAAGTGATTTCAATGATACAAACTTCGTTGAACTTTTACGTATTGATGAAGGTGAAATTAAAAAAATTATTACCAAATCTCAATATTCATTAATAAAGGATTACTTTGCGGAGAGGACATTTGATGAATCAGGTCACTATTCTGTTCAAAAATTTGATGTACAACTAAAAAACTCTTTGAATGATGGCATATCAAACGAAGGTATTTTTAGATCAAATGAAGTCACTGATCAACAAAATACCCCATCAGATGATTTAGCATGTGTTAAAATATCTGCAGGTAAAGCATATGTCAAGGGTTATGATGTAGAATTAACTGGGACAAGAATAATTGATGTTGAAAAACCAAGAGATAAGCAAAAAGTAGATGCCTCATTAGTTCCATATCAAATGGGAACTATTTTAATAGTTAATAATGCCTTTGGTATACCTGCTCCTAATATTAATGATGATTCTAAATTTGTAGAATTATATGATCAGAGAACAAATTCTAACACTGCTGGCACTGGTGAAATTATAGGACAATCCAGATGTTATTCATTTAATGTAAAAGATGCATCATATAAAAATGATAAGAGTGAGTGGGAATTACACTTATTTGATATACAAACATTTACAAAGATAATCATTAACTCCGCAGTTAGCAATGCACAACTGCCTGATACATCATATGTAAGAGGATTAAGTAGTGGTGCCACAGGATATGCAATTGCAGCTGGTGGTGGTAGCACAACCATAAAATTAACACAAGTTACTGGTTCATTTGTAAGTGGTGAAGGAATCATTATAAATGAGGATCCTGAATTATCACGATCAATACAATCAGTTACTATTTTCGGAATCGAAGATGTAAAATCAGTTTATCAAGATACATCTAATGTTTCTGGATATGCCTCTGATTTTGTTGCAGATACTGTACTTAATCGAAAAATTCCTACAGGATTTAATGTTGCTGATAAGTTAAATATCAATGCAGCTGGTATTGCAACATGCGCGGGAAAAAACTTTGCTGCAACTAAAATTGGAACAATTGTAAGATATTCACTACCTGGTGAGGTTACTGAAAGATTTAATAGAGTTTCATCTGTATCACCAGATGGACAATTTATTAATTTAGCATCAGTTCCAAATATAACTGGTGTATGTAATGGTGCTTTACCAACAGGTTCTTCTGTTGCATCAACGTTTGCATTTGGAGTACCAAACATTAAACTTAATGAAAATAAAGGATTATATGCTCCAATAGGTAATAGAAATATATCAGATATTGATTTGGGATCATCTGATTTAATTGTAGGAACTAATATTACAGGTGAAACAGTAGATGGAAGTGGAGTTTTACAATTTAACTTATCCCAAAGCGGAATATCAAGTGCTTTTTACGAAGCATTTGATGCTGAAAGATATTCTGTACATTATTCTAATGGATCGATAGAAGATTTAACTAGTGATCAAGTAGTTTTAAATACAACAAGTCAATCAGTAACTATTAGTGGTTTAACAGCAAATCAAACCAACGTAGTTGTTTCAACAACTCTGAAAAAACGAGATATAAAAAGCAAGCAAAAAAATTATATTAGAAGTCAAAAAATTGAAATTTTAAAAACTGCTGTTGGTGTTAATACTACTGCAAGTGGTATGTCAAAAAGTACATCTTATGGTTTAAGAGTTGAAGATAAAGAAATATCATTAAACGTACCTGATGCTGCAAGATTACTAGGTGTTTTTGAATCTATTAATACTAATGCACCAATTCTTGACAGACTTACTTTTCCAAGTGGTTTAAATTTAGATACAACCTCAATATTAGGAGAGAAAATTTTAGGAAAAACAAGTGATGCCATAGCACAAATAACAGCACAAATATCATCTAATGAATTAGAAATTGTATATCTAACCCCTACAAAATTCACAATAGGTGAAATAGTTGATTTTGATGAATCAAAAATTTCTACAATTTTGACACAAATAGAAGCTGGTAGTTTCTTAGATATCACAAATAGATATGAACTTGATAAAGGTCAGAGAGAACAATTCTATGATTATTCGAGAATAGTAAGAAAACAAAATTTCCCTCCAGCTACAAGAAAATTATTAGTTGTTTATGATGCGTATACTGTACCATCAAATGATGTAGGAGATTTTTATACAGTTAATTCTTATCCAGAGGAAAGATTTGGATCTGATATACCAATTTTAGAAAATGATTTAAGAGCGTCTGATACTATTGATTTTAGACCAAGAGTTTCAACATACGTTGGTGCAGAATCACCATTTGCATTTAAAAATAGAACTTTTGACAATGGATTTAATCCGTCATTTATTGTTAAACCTAACGAAAGTTCAATATTAGGATATAGTTTTTACTTACCAAGAACAGACAAATTAATTTTAGACGTAGATGGAAGTGCATCAATTATAAAAGGAACATCTAATTTAAATCCAAAAGAACCTCCAATAATTGAAAATTCAATGGAGGTTGCAACAATTGAATTACCTGCTTATCTCTATGATCCTGATGATGCAATCATAAAAGTTACTGATAATGTTAGATACACAATGAGAGATATAGGTCTTCTTGAGGACAGAATTGAAGTATTAGAAGAAGTAACCTCTCTAAGTTTATTAGAACTTGATACAAAAACTTTACAAGTACAAGATGTAGATGGTTTAACAAGATTCAAAACAGGTTTCTTTGTTGATGATTTTAAAAACACAGATTTACTCGATAGAGATGATCCTGATAATAAATGTGCTGTTGATATAGCAAATAAAGAATTGAATGTGCCATTAGATTTTTGGTCTATTCAACCTGAAATAGCATTTGATCAATCAATCAATATTGATAGTGCTGATTTTTCTGATGATTTAAAATTATTAGATTCAAATGTAAGAAAAACAGGTGATTTAATAACTTTAGATTATACCGAAGTTGATTTCTTGGAGCAACCATTAGCTTCTAGAGTTGAGAATGTTAACCCATTCAATATGATTAGTTTCTTCGGAAAGGTAAAATTAACTCCAAGAACTGATAGTTGGGTACGTAATATCCAAATTGATGGTGGTGAAAGAAGAATCACAGGTGGATTTGATGGATCATATATTGATACAGTAAAAACTAGTAGTAGACCTGATACTCATATTAGATCAAGAAACGTTATTTTTGACACATCAGGATTAAGACCTGTTGCAAGATTTTATCCATTCTTTGATAGTACAAGTGGTATTGATATTGTACCTAAATTAATTGAAATTAATATGTCTAATGGCATATTTGAAAGCGGTGAAACAGTTGATGTTTTTGATTCTTCTGGTGTAAATGTTTGTACTTTTAGATTAGCACGACCAGATCATAAAAAAGGAAATATATTAAAACCAAAAGAAACATTTAATGCAAATCCTTATAATACATCTGTATCATTAGGAAAAAAATATTCTGCCTCCTCTACTACTTTAAATGTAGATATTAACGCTCTTGGTGATGAAGCGAGAGGAACATTTTTTGGATACATTCCAACTGGAACAGGAGTTACTTTATTAGGTAGATCAAGTGGTGCACAAGCAGAAGTAACTGATGTTAGATTAGTTGCTGATACATTTGGTGATCTATCAGGTTCATTCTTCTTTAGAGATCCTTTAGCATCTCCTCCACCACCATTAAGATTTAGAACAGGTACTTCCTCATTTAAATTGACATCAAGTTCTGAAAATGCCGAAAATTTACCTGGTAGTGTATTAATTAGTAGTGGTGAAACAACTTATCGTGCAACTGGTAGAGTTGATACTTATACTAATACCTTAGTGATAGTTAGAAGACCACCACCACCCCCAGATGATTGCGATCCATTATCACAATCATTCACAGTCGATGAGAGTGGTGCATTTATAACATCTGTTGATTTATTCTTTGGAAATAAAGATCCTAATGAAAAGTTAACGGTTGAAATAAGAACTATGGAATTAGGAACTCCAACCAGACAAGTCGTGCAAGATTATGCTCGTGTGGTTGTGCACCCAGATGATATTAATACATCTTCAAATGCCGAAGTTCCAACAAATATCAAATTCCCATCTCCAGTATATCTGGAACCAAATAGGGAATATGCTTTAGTTCTTCTAGCACCATCAACTAATCTCTATGAAGCTTGGATCGCACAAATGGGTGAGAAAACTGTTAACACCCAAAGTTTACCAGATGCTGAATCTGTGCTTGTAACTCGTCAGTATATTGGAGGTAGTTTATTTAAATCACAAAATGGATCTATTTGGACTGCAAGTCAATTTGAAGATTTAAAATTTAAATTATATAAAGCACAATTTACTACTACACCTGGAACTGCGTTTTTCTATAATCCAAAAATGGAGAAAAATTCTGCATTAATCAGAAGATTAACTCCTAATGCAATCAAAACTTTACCAAGAAAATTAAAAGTTGGAATTACAACAACATCTCACTCTGATGTAGTTTCTCAATTAACAATTGGTACTCAAGTTAGTGATAGTACTTCATCAACTGCAATTAAAGGATTTATTGAAAGAGTTGGTGCTGCTGCATCCTCTCTATCAGTAACAGGTGTTGGTACTGGTTTTGATGCGAGTCAAACGTATAATAATGTGCCTTTATTTGCAATAACAGGTAATGGTTCTGGTGCAACTGCAACTATTATTACAAATGCTGGTGGTGGAGTCCAATCTGCTACAATTTCAAATAATGCAGGTATTAATATAGGTGGTAGTGGTTATGCTATAGGTGATGTTCTTGGAATAACAACAAATAATGTTACGAAAGGATCTAATGCACTTATATCTGTTGGATCAACAGGTGGAATTAACACCTTATATTTGAATAATGTACAAGGTGAAGAATTCACAACTGGGCAAGGTCTTGGAGTATTAGTTGGTTTAAACACAATTTCTCTTGCAAATACTACTATAGTATCATCAGCAACGTATGATGATAAATTTACAGGAAACGTAATTGAGGTTGATCATTATAATCATGGTATGACAGCAAATACTAATGTAGTAACTATTTCTGATGTATTACCTGATACTAATCCAATAAAAATTACAGATTCACTTGAAGTTGATGATCAAGTAATATCAATCGGTAACACTACTGAATTTGCTACTTATAATGGTGTTCCTACTTCTGATGGTTATGTAAAAATTAATAGTGAAATAATTTACTATGATAGTATTGGAGTTAATCAATTAGGTATTGGAACAAGAGGTGTAGATGGTACAATTGTGAGATCTCATAATGTGGATAGTCTAGCATTTAAATATGAATTAAATGGAGTTGATTTAAGACAAATTAACACTGATCATAATATGCCAACACAACAAGCATTATCAAATGCTAAAGATATTGATGTATATTATCTTGAAATAAGTCGTGGTGCACAAACAACTGGTGACACACAAGTTAGTTTTAAAAACGAAGCTAATTTAGGTGGAGGTAACATTTTTGCTTCACAAAATTATCAGTTTAATCAAATTATTCCAAATTTCAATGTGTTTACTCCTGCTGATAGTACATCATTAAATTCACAGATAAGAACTGTATCTGGAACAAGTGCAGGTGGAGGTGAAACTCCATTTATAGATCAAGGATTCCAAAATGTCACATTAAACCAACCTAATAGGTTAGATACACCAAGATTAATTTGTTCTAGAGTAAATGAAACTACAAGATTAACTTCTTTACCTCAAAATAGATCATTTACAATAGGTGTAACTTTTGAATCAACAGATCCAAACTTATCTCCTATTTTAGATACATTCAATGGTACAATGATCTATCAGAGATCAAGATTAAACAGACCAGTTTTAGATTATATTAAAGATGGTAGGTCTGAATCTGCATCAGGTGATCCACATTCTGCTGTTTATATTGGGCAAAGAATAGATCTTAAGAATCCTGCAACTTCATTAAAAGTTATCGTCGGTGCGTATCGTGATGCGTCTGCTGATTTCCGAGTGTTGTATCAATTATTCAGATCAGATGGTGCTGATACTGAGTTATCTTACGATATAATGCCTGGTTTTGATAATCTTAATGATACAGATGGGGATGGTTTTGGTGATCAAGTTATTGATTCATCCAAAAATACTGGTAGACCTGATGCTTTTGTTTCAGGAAGTGCAGAGGGTGAGTTTAAAGATTATCAATTTACTGCTGATAATCTTGAAGAGTTTACTGGATTCAGAATCAAAATTGTATTCAGTGGAACAAATGAAGCACTTGCTCCTAGATTAAAAGATTTAAGGGTGATCGCATTAGCATGATACCAGTTGAAGGGCATAAACATTTATATCGGGATGAGAAATCTGGGGCTATCATTAATTGTGATGACCTCGGATACTCTCAATATAAAAAGGCAAAAAAATTAAAACTATCTGAAAGAGAGGAGATAGATAATATAAAAAAAGATATTGAAGAAATAAAATATTTACTAAGAGAAATAGCAAAAAAATAGACGGGTTATCGAGAATATAAATATATCTTAGATCCCGATATTGTTTTTAAATGGCAGTTTACGTTAGCAATTTAACTGTTAATACTGGTACTACATTTTCTCAAATTTTTACATTGGAAAGTGCAGATACGAATTCTGCTACAGATTTGACTGGTTTTACTGCTTCAGCACAGATGCGTAAGCATCCTGGTAGTAGCACAGCAACTAGTTTTTCTACGACCATAATCAATGCAACTGGAGGGAGAATAAGAGTTGGACTTACAACAAGTCAAACTTCTGTTCTCAAACCTGGTAGGTTTATGTATGATGTGTTAGTCACAGATCCATCTGGTGAGGTTACAAGAGTCTTAGAAGGTTCAGTTCTAGTTAGAGAAGGAGTTACCAAATAATGGCGGATATAAAGGTAAGAGTTGGTCAAAAAAATGCTATTAAGGTAACATCCTCTTTAGCAGGTGCGTCAGCAGGATCTCTCGGTGAACTAAGTGATGTGAATGTTAGTAATCCACAAAATGGAATGGTTTTAGTATACAACAGCACGACACAACAGTGGACTGGAACATTAGAATTAACTCCAGGTGCAACACAGAATTTGGACATAAACGGAGGTAGCTTCTAGAAATGGCAAGTATAATACGAGTTAAAAGATCGACTGGTACTTCGGCTCCATCATCTTTACAATTTGGTGAAGTTGGTGTAACTCTGAGTGGAGGAGGTACACAAGGTAATAGTGGTGATAGATTATTTGTTGGAGATAATGGAGGTAATCCACAGGTAGTCGGTGGTAGATATTTCACAGATTTATTAAACAATACACCTGGTTCTGTCGCAAGTGCTGCGAACGCATCAACTGCTTCAAATGGATTTGTTGCGATTGTTGATCAAAATAGAAAAGTAGATCAATGGAATGTAGATAATCTAAGATTAGATGCAAATGTTCTTTCATCCACAAATACAGACGGAGATATATTCTTTGTACCAAATGGTTCTGGTGAAATAGTAGTAGGAGATAATATATTTTTAACTTTCGGTGATAGTAAGGATTCAAAAATAACATATGATGAATCTGGAGATGATAGAATTAATGTAACAGGTGCTGATTGGGTCTATGAGAATGGTGTAGCAATTGTAATGGCAGATGTGACTGATTCTGCCACAAAAGACACAGGTGCTCTTATAGTCGAAGGTGGAGTTGGTGTAGAGAAGAGTGTTAACATAGGTGGTAATTTAGGTGTTACTGGTGTATCAACATTTACAGGTATAGGAACTTTTGTAAGTGACTTATTTGTGGGTGGTGATTTACACGTTGCTGATGATATATTCTTTGATGAAGCAACAATGCGTAACCTTCGAGTTACTGGCATATCGACATTTGAAGGTGATATGCATCAAACAGGTGGGGTATTTCATGCTTTAGATGCAAGAATTGGTGGAGTTGGAATTTCATCAAATGTTATTTCATCATTACCTAATACTGGTAATACTTTGTTTATTGATCCATTTCCTGATGGTTTAAGTAATGAAGGTCAAGTTATTATAAAAGGTGATTTACAAGTCGATGGTACAACTACAACAGTTGATTCATTTACAGTCAATCTTAATGATCCAATAATTAATCTTGGAGTTACAACAAGCACAAGAACTGTTATGGCAACAGCTCTTGCTGGTGTTAGCACAATTAAAGTTGACTCAACTGCAGGTATAAACACAGGTGATGGAATTTCTGGAACTAACATAGGTTCTGGAACAACTATTGCAACTTTTGATCCATCAGAAAAATTAATCACAATTAATGGATCTGTTGCTGTTGGTGGCATTGCTACTACAACTCAACTTGAAGTTACTTCAAATGTTGACACTAATACTGATCGTGGTGTAGCATTTACATATAATACAAGTGCAGGTTCAGGTAACAATAAAAAAGGTTTCTTTGGATATGTTGATACCGATTCAAATACTAATAGTAATGCACCAGCAAGGTCATTTACTTACATACCTGATGCCACAATAACAGGTGATACTGCATCTGGTACAAGAGGTGCATTAGATATCAAAGACATTTACTTCCAATCTGGTGACTTTGATACTACTGGAAATGGCATTGTTTACTTTGATACCACTGGTAGACAGATTGGTGCTGCTGGTACTGCTGCTGGTATAACTACTTCTAACTTTGTACTAACAACTAATGCTGCTGGTATACCAAAATGGACAACAACCCTTGATGGAGGAACTTTCTAAAAAATGACAAAATCTAATGATGTTGATGTGAATGCTTTGATAAAAATTTATAACCAAAAAATTTCTACATTAACAAATCAAAATATTCTTCTTGAAGCAAAATTGCAAACAATTGTACAAGACAACTTAGATGCTCAAAAAGAATTATTAGCAGAAAAAATGGAACTGCAAGAAAAGTACGAAAATCTATTAGCAGAACTCGAAGAGGAAGATGGCAAAACCAACAACTAGACAACAATTAATAGATTACTGCTTTAGAAAGTTAGGTTCTCCTGTTCTAGAGATAAATGTTGATGATGATCAAGTTGATGATTTAGTAGATGATGCAATACAACTTTATAATGAAAGACACTTTGACGGTGTTGAGAGAATGTATCTTAAATACAAAATAACTCAAGGTGATATTGATAGAGGTTTAGGTGTCGAGGTTGCTGGAGAAACAAAAGTTAATGGCACAACAGGTGTAGGTATTGTTACTACTTCAACTACCTCTACAAATATACCTGGTTATGGAACAACGACTACTGAATTTTATGAAAATTCTAATTTTTTACAAATACCAGATTCTGTAGTAGGTGTTAATAAAATTTTTAAATTTGATACCAGTTCAATATCTGGTAGCATGTTTAGTATTAAATATCAATTATTTTTGAATGATCTTTATTACTTTAATTCAGTTGAGTTATTACAATACTCAATGACAAAAACTCGTCTTGAAGATATTGATTTTCTACTTACTCCAGAGGCACAAATAAGATTTAATAAAAGACAAGATAGATTATATCTTGATATTGATTGGGGAGCACAAGAGGAAGGAAATTTCTTGGTATTAGATTGTTTTAGAGCTCTTGATCCTGAATCATTTAATCAAGTGTACAATGATTATTTTATAAAATTATATCTTACTGCTTTAATCAAAAGACAATGGGGACAAAATTTAATTAAATTTAGAGGAGTTAAATTACCTGGTGGAATAGAATTGAATGGTAGAGAGATATATGATGATGCTGAAAGAGAAATTGAAAGAATAAGAGAAAAAATGATGCTTGAGTATGAACTTCCTCCTCTTGATTTTATTGGGTAATGATTGATGGCATTAAATCCCTTTTTTCTACAAGGATCTCAAAGTGAGCAAAGACTTACTCAAGATTTAATTAATGAACACCTAAAAATTTTTGGTGTTGATATTACATATATTCCAAGAAAATTTGTTAGAAAACAAACTATAATTAAAGAGGTTCAATCATCTACTTTTGATGATAATTTTTTATTAGAGGCATATATTAATACCTTTGAAGGTTATGGTGGTCAGGGAGACATCATGACTAAATTCGGTGTAAGTTTAAGAGATGAACTTACAGTCACAATATCTAAAGAAAGATTTGAAGATTTTATATCACCATTTTTAGAAGCAGATGATGATTATGAGTTATCAACTAGACCTCGTGAGGGAGATGTTATATTTTTTCCTTTAGGAGGAAGATTATTTGAAGTCAAATTTGTAGAGCATGAGGATCCTTTTTATCAATTAGGAAAAAATTATGTTTATAAACTTAAGTGTGAACTATTTGAATATGAAGATGAGGTATTTGATACTGATATAGAAGAAATTGATTCACAACTTGAAGATCTTGGATTTATTTCTACATTACAACTTATTAGTGTTGGTACAACAGCTACTGCAAACGCACAATTAAATGTTTCCAATAGAGGATATATCAGAGAAATCACTTTAAATAATGATGGAAGTGGTTATACAAGCACACCTAATGTAGCGATAACCACTGCACCAGATGTTGCAGGAAACATAAATGCAACAGCTATTGCAATAACGACAGAGAGAGCAGGTATATTTTCAATTGATAGAATAGTTTTAACTCATGCAGGTATTGGTTACACAGAACCACCAATCGTAACCATTTCTGGTGGTGGGGGTGTTGGTGCAGCTGCGACTGCTGCAGTTGAATTATCAAATTTCGGTATTGTTGATTTCACCATGTCAAATAATGGAGTTGGATATGCTGCAACTCCTACTGTTTCAATTGTAGGAGCAAGCACTTCACCTGCATCTGCAGAAGTTAATTTATTAGCAGACAATACAATATCAGATGTTTTTGTTAAAAATGCAGGTATAGGTTTTACTCAGGTGCCAACAATTATTATATCAGATCCATCAACGACTCAAGGAGTGGGTAATTTTGAAAGAGGTGAAATTGTTAAAGGATTATCATCTGGAATTGAGGCAAGAGTCAAAGAATGGGATTTAGATACAAAGATTTTAAAAATATCAAATGTAGGTATTGGAACAACTATGGCAGCATTTATTGCTGGTGAAATAATTCAGGCAACTGAATCAACATTCTTTAATGTTGGCATAACAACAACTGCTACAATAGGTATTTCAACAACAATTTTAACAGGGATTAATACATCTGGTATAATTTTAAATCAGAATTTAAATCAAGTAACATTTGGACAATCAATAATTATAGGAACTGGTGCAACCGTAATTAATATTGGTTCTAATTCTATTACTATAAGTACTCCTTCGTTAAATACTACTGGAGTTACAACTTCAGTTTCATTTGGATCTACAGTATTATCAAATTATGCTTTAGACTTCTTTAGTGAAGAAAATCAAGACACAACCTTTGAATCAAATGATATTATCGAATCTGAGGCAGATGATATTATTGATTTTTCAGAGGGTAATCCATTCGGTACATTCTAATGCTAGGACAATACTATTATCACGAAATACTAAGAAAAACTATAATTGCTTTTGGTACAATTTTCAATGACATTCACATACGTCATCGAGATGGTGCTGGTAAAGAAACAAGTGACATGAGAGTTCCTCTTGCTTATGGTCCTATGCAAAAATTCTTAGCAAGATTAGAACAGCAACCAGAATTAAATCGTGCAGTTCAAATTACTTTACCTCGCATGTCATTTGAAACCACGAACATCGCATATGACGCAACAAGAAAAGGTGGAATAACACAAACATTTAAAGCATCTGATGGAAACAAATTAAGAAAAGTATTCATGCCAGTTCCGTATAATCTTGGGTTTGAATTAAATATTCTTGTAAAATTAAACGATGATGCATTACAAATAATTGAACAAATATTACCATATTTTCAACCATCATTTAATGTTACTATTGATCTATTAAATGTGATAGGTGAAAAAAGAGATGTACCAATAGTATTAGATAATATTTCATTTCAGGATGATTATGAAGGGGATTTTGCGACAAGAAGAGCACTTATATACACATTAAACTTTACTGCCAAGACTTATCTGTTTGGTCCTGTATCTGATTCTAGTGAGGGTCTTATTAAGAAAGTGCAGGTGGATTACTATGCTTCTGTTGATAGAGAGACTGCGAAGAGAGAATTAAGATTCACTGCAACACCTCAAGCAAAACAAGATTACAATGATGATAATACAACAGAATTAAAAGAAAATCTTACAAAAACTAAAACAAGGATAGATGTTGGAGCAACTAGTTCCCTAGCAGTGGATATGAGAATTATTATAGATAAAGAAATAATGAAAATTAAAGAAATAGTTGATGCAAACACGATTGTTGTATTCCGTGCATATGATAGTATCGCTGCTACACATACAAAAGGAACATCAATTGATGTATTAACTGCTGCTGATGATGCATTAGTTGAACCTGATGATGATTTTGGATTTAATGGTGTCGTTGAAGTTTTTAATGACTCTAAAACATATAGTCCAACACAACAAAGAGATATTTAATGAATACTATGACTAACTATGATTCTATTGATAAAGCGTTAAACACAAGTAATTCTATTGATGTTACTCCCACCAGTAAACCACAAAAAGTGGAGTCAACTAGGGATGATGTTAAAAAGGACTATGATTACACTCGTGCAAATTTATATTCGTTAGTTGAAAAAGGTCAGGAAGCACTTAATGGAATTCTAGAAGTTGCAGGTGAGGGTGGTAGTGCTAGAGCATATGAAGTTGCAGGTCAAATAATTAAATCAGTTGCAGATACTACTGATAAGTTAATGGATTTACAGAAAAAAGTAAAAGAAGTGGATGAAGATAAGAAACAAACAACAAATAATGTAACTAATAATGCATTGTTTGTGGGTTCAACTTCTGAACTATCGAAGATGTTAAAACAAGGAATACTAAATAATAAGGAGAAATCTTAGTACTAATGAGTGATTCTGTCACAATACAAAATTCAGACGGAGATACCTTTGCAGAGGTAATTGATATTATAGGTGTATCTGAAATCAAAAAAGCATTTCATAAATCTATAGGGGAAGGTTCACTTCATAAATGGTTTAAGGGGTCAAAATCTAAAGATGGCAAACCTGGTTGGGTGAATGTCGTTACTGGAGGAACTTGTGCGAGTGACAAACCAGGTGAAGGAACACCTAAATGTGTTTCTGCATCAAAACGTGCTAGTATGACAAAAGCAGAAAGACTCTCTGCTGCTCGTAGAAAAAAGAAAGCAGATCCAGGTCAACAGGCAAAAACTGGTGCTGCAAAACCAACTTATGTATCAACTGATAGTCCAAGGAAAAAGAAAATGAAAGAAGAGTATTTTAATTGGAGAGAGGAAATCAAAAGAGATGAGTATGGTGATCCAATAGGTGGTCCTAAAATCTCAAAGAAACAGAAAGCAAAAAATCTTGCATCAAATACTCCTGATGAGCAACATAATAGTAGAGTTGGTGAAAGTGTCGAGTACTTTGATTTACCATTAGAAGTTGAAATACCTCATACAGACGCAACATTTAAACTTGGACTTATGTTCCGTGAAAGTTTAGATGTTAATAAAGGAATGTTATTCATATTTGAAGAGGTTGGTCAACATTCATTCCATATGAAGAATACTCGCATTCCATTGGATATTGCATTTGTGAGAGAAGATGGAATTGTTGAGAGTATAAAAGAATTAAATCCATATAGTAGTTTACCTGTATATTCTGATGGTGAAGTTTTATTTGCAATTGAAGCAAATCGTGGATGGTTTACAGAAAATAATGTAGAAGTTGGAGATGAGATAGTTTTAGGAGAAGCAAAAGATAAGAAAGGAAAGGGAAGTGGCACAAAAGATGCTTGCTATCACAAAGTTAAATCAAGATATTCAGTATGGCCAAGTGCTTATGCATCTGGGGCATTAGTTAAGTGTCGTAAAGTAGGTGCTGCAAACTGGGGTAATAAATCAGAATCAGTTGAAATGAAAAATTATCTCGATAAGAAAGCAAAAATGCTGACTAAGAAAAGAGATGCACAATCTGATGCTGCTAAAAACAACCCTCATTTTGATAGTACACAACCTTCACCATCAGGTAGAAACAAGTATGAAGAAGTTCAAATAGATGAAAAGAAAGCACAAAAGTGCTGGCCAGGTTATGAAAAGAAAGGAACCAAAATGATGTTTGGTAAAAGATATAATAATTGTGTGAAGAAAGAAGAGTTTTCTAATTGGAGAGATGAACTAGATTATGAGGGTAAGGACGACTCAAAAAAGTTACATGAAAATCCACTAAAACCAGGAGGAGCATTAAATCCTGATGATGGTATCATAGATATAGTTACTGGTAGATCCAATAAGAAAAATCTAGAAAAGCAAAAAAAACCAGGAGGAATTAGACCTCTGGATCGTAGTGCCCTTGTTCAAATGAGTGGACCAAACCGAAAAGATTACCGCAATAAAAGGGATGAGTTAGTTAAACAAAAACAACTTAAATTAGATAAAGCAAGCATGTCTGAGGCAAAAAGTCCCGCTTGGCAGAGAAAAGAAGGTAAGAGTGAATCTGGTGGATTAAATAAAAAAGGTGTAGCATCTTATCGTGCTGCAAATCCTGGTTCTAAATTAAAAACTGCTGTTACAACAAAACCATCTAAATTAAAGAAAGGGTCAAAAGCAGCAAAGAGAAGATTGTCATTCTGTAAGAGAATGAAGGGCATGAAAAAGAAACTTACCTCAGCTAAGACTGCAAGAGACCCTGATTCAAGGATAAATAAATCACTTCGTAAGTGGAATTGTTGATAAATTATGACTGATAATGTATACCTTGGCAACCCTAATTTAAAAAAAGCAAACACTGCTCATGAGTTTACACAGGAGCAGATAATAGAGTTTGTTAAATGTAAAGAAGATCCTGTTTACTTTGCAAAAAACTATATTAAGATTGTTTCTCTTGATGAGGGTTTAACTCAGTTTCATCCTTATGATTTTCAAGAAAAGTTAATTAAAAACTTCCATGAGAACCGTTTCAACATATGTAAGATGCCTCGGCAAACGGGTAAATCTACTACATCTGTATCATATCTATTACATTATGCTGTTTTTAATGACAGCACAAATATTGGTATTCTCGCTAACAAAGCA